TAAAATACGTCCAGGTCTCCTGGCCCTCGGCCTCGTCCAGCTCGAACACGTCGTCATCATCCGGCTTCGAGACCGGGACGACCGCAGTCGGGCGCTTCTTCTCTGTCATGGCGCAACCTGCCTGGCGCAATCTGGGTGGTTAAGTCCGGGCAGGTCGGCCGGTTGCGCCAGAAACCGACCTGCCCAGCTCTTGTTACGGGGTCGGCTGCCCGTCGTTGATGTACTTGTACGCCTTGTTGCCCGACGCGTCGTCGAACGCCTCCAAGGTGACCTGGTACCCGACGAGCTCCGAGTCGGTGTAGGTCACTTCCGCGACCTCGGTGACCTGGCCGTCCGGAATGACGATCCGGATCCGCGCGGCACCATCCGCGACCTCGACCGCCCACGCCTTGTGCGGGAGCGTCGAGCCGTTGATCGCGATCTTGGAAATCGCGCCCGATCCCGACGTGGCCGCAGTCGTGGTGACGTTCGCGGCACCGTGAATCGCCTTCAGGACCTCGGTGCTGCCAGTCTCGATCAGGGTGAACTGCAGCGAGTAGCTGTGCTCGGTCTGAACGATCTTGACGACCGAGCCGCCCCAGGCCTTCAGCTTGTCGGTCGTCCGTGCGTTGGTCTCGGTGACGCCCGCATCGGACAAGTACCCCAGGCTCTTGAACGCGGCATCCAACGCCGCGAACGGAGCGATGTCGGTGGGCAGTGTCGAACCCAGATCTGCGGTCAGTAGGCCACCCGTGACGAGCGGCTTGCCAACGATCACGTTGGCGGCCTTGTTTACCATCTTTCGCCTCTCATCCCTTGCGCAACCTACTGGACCAACCCGCGAACGTCGAACGCGAAACTGAACTGCGCACGCGGTCTTTGGTTCTCGTCCGGAAACAGCACCGGACCGCTGAACCATTCTACTCGACGGACGTGGAAGCTGCCTAGTCCGTCGACGATTTGCAGGTCATCCACCAAATGATTGGTGACCTCGGCCAGTTCAATCGCCACGTCCTCGGCGGTCGATGAGTCCGGCCCGAAAACCTCGGTCAGCATGCGCGGCTGGTCGGTAACCAGGTTGATCTGCCGACCGCCGATCCGCTGAACCCGCACCATGATCGATGCCTGGGTCCACTCGGTGGCGATCCACCAGTCTTTGGTCTCTTCGGCCGCGTAGACCTGGTAGAAGTTGCGAACCAGCACCGCAGCCGGCGGAAACCTGACCCGCTCAGTCATGGCCTGCCCGCATCGATGCTGCGAAGCATCGTGTTGTTCTTCTTGTTGTCGTGCCGCGCCTCGTGGGTGACCGCAATGACTGCGGCTCTGGCCCGCTTGTGATATGTGGTCGACGCAACCCCGACGTATCCTTCGCCACACGCCTGGGCGATCTGCTGCGCCGCGTGCGTCAACAACGCCTGCATCTTCGGGTGCACCGACAACCGGTTCAGCTTACGGTAGTCGATCTTGATCCCGTCTGCCATCACGCCACCCGCTTCAGGGCCACTTCGCAGCCCTCCTGGGTGCCGTCGAACGGGTTCAGCCAGCGGCCGACCTCGCCCACGACCTCGTAATCCAAGCCCGCGTACGCGACCCGATCCAGGTGGGTTATCTCCAGGCTGTATGGGCCGTACAGCGTCAGCCCGACCACGACCCGATTGGCGAACCCAATATTGTTGGTCTCGTCCGATGTCCGTGGCGCGATGGCGACCCCTGCGACCTCGAACCACTTGGCGCTGGGCCAGATCTTGGTCTGGTTGCCGCGCGAATCGCGCTCGCCCAGGACACACGGTTTGATCGTGACCGTGACGCCCATCCCGAAGATGGTGGGCGAGGTCACCGGAGCGATGAAAACCGCAGTCACGAACGGAACCTCGGCCTCGGAGCTCCGAGCTGAACAGACACCATGCCATTGATGTAGCTATCCTCGGCGCTGGTGCGGCACAACCCGCGCAGCGTGGCGATCTGGTTCTCGTTGAACAGCTCACCGTTCGACTTCTGGCGGTTGTCTACCGTGATTGCAAACGGGCCGGTCGAGCGGCTCTGAACCGCGCCCGATGCCGCATCCCGGTCAAATCTCAGCGCCCGAATCACCAGGTCGCGGACGATGGCATTGGAGCTCGACGGGAAGCTGAGCGATTCGGTGCAGGGTGCGTAATACTTCACCCAGGCCAGAGCCGACTCCAGAGTCCGGTCGAGCTCGACATCAGACGTGCCAGACGGGTAGACACCCCGGATATCTTCGATTGAGATATCGAGCGTCACGGTGCCTCCTGGTTGGTTGACCGGCCGGGGCGGATCGGGATGTCGTCAGGACCGCCCCGGCCGACCGGTTCAGCTAGCGGAGTCGACGCCGCCCTTGCGACCCTCGACCTCGCCCACGTCCTCGACACGCGGACGCTGGGCCTCGATCCGCACCGTGCCGTCGTCGTTCAGCTTGGTCTCGTGCGGCTGGTAGTTGCTCGGACCGATCCGACCCGAGTAGTCACCACGCTTGGGACCTTCACCGAGTGCGTCCTCCGGGCCGGTCGGCTCCGAAGAGCTGCCCGGAAGCATCGGGACACCCTGGTCAAGTGCGTCGCGCTCGACCTTCTCGCCCTCGGCGGTGGTAACCTCGTCGCCACCCTCGGACGCCTTCTTGGTTGCAGCCATCTTGGTCTCTTCCCTCGTTCCTGGTATTGAATCCCGGCTCAGGAAGCCAGGACACCCGTCAGACGGGCTGCGGGCTTCGGACCGAACAGCGCCACGCCGCAGAACCACTCGATCCGGGTCCGCAGAACCGGCTTGGTTTCGAGCTGGCCCAGGTCCATCACGGTCATTCCACCGTTCTCGATCCCGACCACGCCCTGGTCACCCAAGGTCGAACCGAAGTGGACCCCGTAGATCGAGCTGGCGATGTTGCTGGTGCCCTGGGTCTCGGTCTGCGGGATGATCGGGGTACCGTCAGCCTTGTTGCCGATGTCGACCAGCGGAACCCCGTTGTACAGGTCCACCGTCCGACCCAAGCTGTCGACAGTCTGGTTGGCGATGGTGAGCCGACGAGCCATCGAGCGGTACTTCGACAGGACAAACGAGTTGCAGTACAGCACGTCGATGTCCGGGACCAGGCTGATCATGTTGTCCAGCGCATCCATGAACACGTGCGGATCGGTCGTGCCGTTGCCGATGATCGGCGCACCGTTGGTGCCCATCGAGAACACCTGCGCACCCGACAGCCGAGTCTTGAGCCCGTTGAACGCGTTCGCGTCGGTGCCCGTGTTGCCGTTGATGAACGACGTGGAGAAGTTGGCCTGGACCGACTTCGCCTTCATCGAGGTCTGCGTCGCCCGCTGATCGAGCAGGTTCGAACGCGTGATCTGGAGGAACCGGTCAACGTCCGAATCGCCACCGAGAATCACAAGGCTCTCGGTTGCGCTGGTGGTCGTACCGGTCGACTCGGCGTAGGCCGAGTTCACTGCACGGAACTCCGACCCGGGCAGGGTGGCTTCCATCCAGTATTTGTAGCTGTTGCCGACGATCGTCTCGAATCCGAGCCGATCCAGCACGACGCCGGAGGTCGCGATGACCTCCATCACGCCACGCTGCAACTGGTCGGTCGCCTGCGAAGCGGCCTGCGCCAGCGTGAGTGCCATGTGATTTTCCTTTCGTCAGCGCTGGACCTGCTCCAAACGCCCGTTACCGCTTGGTCTTGCCGGAGGTTTTGTATCCGGCTGCGATGCGAGATACTCCCGCTGCGGGTTCGGTCGCCTTGCCCGCTGCACCGATGCCGACCTTCTCGGCCGCAACATCCTCTACAGTACCCGATTTCACCAGATACGGTGAATCCGTGGCAACCTTGTCCAGTCGCTGCTGGATCCACTCGGTGTCGATCTCGCCATCTTCGCTTACCGGTACTTCGTCCAGGTTCACCCTGGCGAGTGCGTCCGTGGGGTCGTGGAACCCCTTCGCGGTGGCGGCTGCCCGAACCTCGGTCCGGATCATCTTCTGGGTGCCTGCCTTTTCCTTCTCGGCCTGCTCGTCGCGCAGCCGCTGCAGTTCGGCCATGATCCCTTGCGGGGTCAGCTCCGCGCCATCTTCGCCCTTTTCACCGGTCAAGGTCCGCAGCATCTGGGCGAGGCTGTTCTGGAACTGCTCGGCCTGCTGCTGAGCCGCCTGGCGAGCCTTGCGCTCATCGGCCAAATCCTTGCGCAGCGCCTCTACGCCACCGGCAGGCTCTCCCTTGCCTTCCGTGGCCTTGTCACCGTCTGGGGTGTTCTCGGCCGCACCCTGGCCTCCCGTGGCCTCCGTGGTACCTTCCGTGCCCTCGTCGACCCCATCGGGACCCTTGCTACCCTGCGCTTGCGTCGCCTGCGCCATCTGTCGTACCTCCATCGGTTGCTGCCGGTTCTCCCGGCTGACCCGTCGACTCGCTCGGCGGGGTGTCAGTGGGTGCCGCAGCGGGTGCGGCCGGTTTCTCGATCTTGAGCGCCTCGGCCTGGGCCTCGCTCAGCGGTGGGATATCGCCACGGACCAGCGCCCGCAGATCGTAGCCCAGCGGCACCAGCTTCGAGGCACCGTCCGCGATCTGCTGCAGGCTCAGTGGCCCAGCAGGCTCCCAAACGGCTTCCTTCTCGTCCGCTTCGAGCTGCGGGTTGTTCGCTGCGATCCCGATCAGCTCGGCCAGATCCTCGTGGCTGGAACCAAACGAGGTCTGCAAGTCAACGATCAGACTACGTAGCGTCGCCTCGGTGCTGGTCACCAGGTCGGCCGACACGTTCTTGAAATCGCCCAACAGATAGCTCGGCGGTAGCTGGCCAGTCGCTGCGAACGTGCCCACCAGATGCAGCAACCCAGTGACGTAGTTCTCCAGGTTCGACTCAGGAATCGTCAGGACGTTGGTATCCGGGGAAGGAAACGCCAACAGCCTGTCCACCCCGACCCGACCAGGCGGCCGAAGCAACGGCAGCGGCTGGCCAGTCTCGGTATCCAGAACCGGCTCCCCGGCCTTCTCGTGACCCACGGGGTAGGTCTGCCAGATCGGGTCGCCATTGCCGTCGCGGATCACCGGATCGTACCCGGTCGCTGCAATCTGGCGGTACGCCGCGAACTGCGCAGCGAGCAGCAGATCGAACCGCATCGTATTGATCGCCCGCTGCATCGGAATCAGCGGCTTGACCATCGAGCCGCCGATGCCCTCCGAGTCGATATCGGCGGTGTAGACCGCGAACGGCACCCGGCCGAACGGATTCGGCACCCGCCGATCCTGCTCCCAGCCGGCTCCCTGGCGGAGCAACGTCTGGGTACTCGCGGTAGTGACCGGTGCCGTCGAGTTCGAGACCCGCTTGTATGTGTAGATGAAATCAGGCTCGTAGACCACGCCACGATCCTGGACAACCCACCGGCCGTCCTGGACGACCTGTTCGGACCAGGCCTTCGCGGCCCAGGCGATCCGGCTGGGATCGGTGCCATCCTGCTCGATCCAGGTCAGATTGGGGTCGTCCACCCGCACGGTCGGGGTCGTCGGATCGGCCGGGTTAGGCCACACCGCCACCAGGCCCAGACCATAGACCGCAGCATGGACATACGCCACCCGCTGCGCCTTGGCGAACCGGTTGCGCTTCAAGATCCGTCGCAGCTCGCGGCTTGTGGCGTCCGATTCGGTCAGCATCCCCCGAATACGCATCCGCTGCATCGGGGTCCGGATCGCCAGGCGGATCAGAGGCAGCGGGGACTGCTCCCGCAGCTCGTAGTAGTCGTCGCTCAGGCCTTCGGTCGCGAACGGCAGCGCGTCGTTGTCCCCGGCGTAATACGACCAGCGCTCCTTGCGGTTTACGTCGGTCTCGCTGAGCCGCTGGATGCCCCGGGCCAGCTCGAACAGTTGAAGGTCACCCATCGTCGCCCCTACCTGAACCCATACATGATCGAGGATGCAACCTTCTCGCGCTTGACCTTCTCGACCGGAGGCAGCGCGCCCTGGCTGGCGGCCCAGCCTGCCATCGCCACACCAATAGCGGGTGCGATATCGACTCCGACGTTACGGTCGAACGCCTTCGCACCGGAGGTACCTAGTGCGCGCCATTTGAGCGCCTTTACCGCCGACTGCAGAGCTGGGTGGTGCAGCCAGTTCACCGACCGGTCCCGGACCTGATCATGCAGCCAGCCGCAGGCTGCGCCGAACTCGCGCACCGTAAGCGGCCGGATCGGCACCTTGGCTTCCTCCAAATCGTCCACCAGCCAACCGGCTGGCCCACCCACGTCCATCAGCAGCGCCGATGGGTACCACTTGGTGTTGAGTTCTGCGAGCCGATCAGTCACCCAGTCGGTCCCTGGCGCGTAGTCTACCAGCTCCAGGTGGACCCGACCATTTAGTCGAACGCCACCGACTGCAATCGAGCTGTAGCTGCGGTCGACCGCTACCTCCAGGGCGAACACCACCGGGTCGACCGGCTCCGACCTCGGGTCGCCCAGGAACTGCCAGTTCTTCAGCAACAGGTCCCCGCCACTGGCACCAGGCCACCAGCACAAGACTTCACGCTTGTAGGAGTCGGCAGAACCTTCGAGGTCGTCCTGCAGCGTCTCGGCGGTGACGCGGATTCCGAAGGCTGGGTTGGTTCGCAGCGCATATTTGAGATCGGGATCGACATCATACCCGAACTGCGCGTCCCGGGTCATATCGTGGGCAGTCTGCGGGTCGTCCGGATCCGGGCTATACTCGGCCCAGCCCTGGGTCTTGCTGGTGCCAGTTCGACCGATGTCGCGTACCGCAGTCCAGACATCGTGGTTGTTTGCCTCGGTCGGCACGGTGCCCGTGATGATCCGCTGCGGATTCGGCATCGCCCGCTGCGTATATTTGAGCGCGTCCCAGGCTGGTGTCGGTAGCTCCTGGCCCTCATCGGTCAGCAGCGTATCGATGCTCAGTCCTCGACCGGACCCGCCAGTGCTGCGAGCCAGA